CCGTGCGGCTTGCCAAAAATTGCAGAATCCGCCCATGAAGATCTTGCTAAAGAACTTGTTGTCCATATCGGTCTTTCAGTTGTTGAATCCAAATAGTTATAAGTCACTGATCTATTATTTGATGCTGCACCACTACCAGGATAAAACCAAGTCACTTCACTAAATAAATTATTTAGTCCTGCGTAAATATGATTTTTAGGAACGGTATTAATATCATCATAAACATAGTCCTCCACCCAACAGGATAAAGATTCTAATTTACCAGTATATCTAAAGAAACCATTTTCTGACATCCAGTATGCGTCACCATCAACTTCTACGGCTGCGTTCTTACCAATCAATCCACAGTTCGTTCCAACTTGCTGGAATGAAAATACGAAAGGTGCTCCTACAAATCTCATAACAAACAAAGACGTATCCGTCCAAACGTAAATGGCGTCACGACCTCTAATCGCTGCCACGATCCGTGTTCCATCAGCTAATCTTTGTGTACCTGCGGTATTGGTTGCTGAAGGGGTATATGATGTTGAAGCATTAATACTCTCTTGATCCGACCATCTAATATACATGTCATCCTGTGTCGATGTCGTACCAATCGTTGTTTCTGTTCCGAAGAACACTAAGTGACGATCGGGTGTTGATACTAAAGTCTCTACGGCTGCCGTAGGTGCATTCGCTACAATCGTAGCTCTCGTAGAGGTTGCTCCATCAGCATTTGAATCCCATTCAAACGTTGCACCATCCACAATCGTTGCAATAAGTTTATTTCCATAATTATCAAGTGTCCAAACACCAGGAGCTGTAATAATATCTCCTGTTTGTGATGCACCCCATTTCGTATAATCTGATGCATTCTTAACCGTTGCTCCATCTGAGTGTGCTGCAGCAGTCGTGTTATCCGATCCTCGAGTTAAACCTCCTAAAGTTTCTGTACCTGAAGTATTCGAAGTATACGCAATACGCTCGTCATCTATTACAACAGTTCCTGTAGCAGGGAACGAGGCTGAATCATCTAAGACAATACTTGTTGATGAATTGGTTAATGCGCCATCAAGTGTCGATTCTCCAACTCCTAATTTAACACCACTCCAAAGTCCTAGTCCCCAACCGGCTGCTGATTCTTCAACGGCAGGTCCTATGGAATAATAATGTCTGACTCTTATGCCTCCGGATGTTGTGGCTCCCGATCCACTTTCCGCTGATCCCATTGTGATCGTAATCGTTGTGCTGGATGGTACGGTTGTGACCATGAAATTATAATCGTCAAAATTACCAGAACTAAAATTAGAATCGGTGATAGCAGTAAAATTATCCAGAAGAATAATATCCCCTTTGCTAATTCCGTGAGAACTTGCAAACGTGATCGTGACAGATGTTGATCCATTGGTTGTTGTAAAGGCATTGGTTAAAGTTGTTGTAGCTTTAATAGGTGTTATATCATAAAAAGCTCCTCCAGAATAGACGTATAAAAATCGGTTTGTGCCTAAAGCGGCATATTTAATACCACTGGCATTGACAAAATGGTGTAAAGCTGTGTTTCTTCCGGTAATCGTCTTATCTCCTAATTGGCTCCAACCCCCTATTTTCTCAGGGGAATTATATCTAAAACGCACATAGTCACCACTTACCCATTGGCCTTCTCCGCCAGTCGCGGTGACTTGCTTGTTAAATCCAGGGGCTATATTAATTTTTTGTAGCATAATTAGAACGCTGTACTTGGTACTCCATTTGAATTGACGAATGGTGCTGCTGCCCAAGCCATATAAATATAAGGTGTTGTTTCATCACTATTTTGATTTCCACTTCTTGCTTTAAAGCCATTAGATAAAAAATCAAATCTTGCATCTGTACTTTCTGCACCAGTTGAATTAGGAAATATATTTCCACCTATAGGATTAAATCCTGGTCTTTTACTATCTTGCATCATCCAACCCTCAGTTCCGCCTCTTCTCTTATAAATAACCATAGCTGGTCGAAAACCCGTGAAAACAAAGGGGCCATCATCTGCTCCCGTACCTACGTATGTTCCAAACTTACTAAATCCTTGTTTTTCTGCAAAACAGTAAGCTATATAATCTCTACCAGAATTATTTGTTTGACCTCCACTACCTATACTAAAAACCGATGATGTTGGAGTTGTGTCTTGCCAGTTATCAGTATCTTCATCTCCCGCAGTGGAATTAAATTTTAAAAAATTAGTATTTCCTGCACCTTGATGATAGATAGCCCAGTTTGTTGAGTGGCTATATTCTTTCACCCATATTGTTTTCGGTACCGCTGAAAGATTATGTGATATGGTTGTGTTACTACCACTACCATCGTAATCTATAATATCTAACCCAGCAGTTGTACTTTCTTTCCAGCACCAAGCAACATAAGTATCATTTGACGCATTAAATTTTCCATTAGTACCTACAGTAAAACCATTACTTCCTATGGCAGTTAAAAATCCTGCATTTGTAGTTTGTGCTGAATCAGCAGATGGCTTTACTGCTCTATAACTTGTTCCGTCACTTCCTCTGACAGAATCTTGAAGCATTGGAGAACTATCTTGATTTCTAACTTTTATCCAAATCAAATCTGGTTGCATATCTTCCTCACCATCTAAAGTAACTGATAAAGTACTGCCTGTTCCAGTGTATAATTTAGTTTGAAAATATAATTCAGGATTATCTATTGTTGTATAAGCCATTATCCAAACTCCGCGAGATTCTTAGTACATAATGCGTAATACCCCGAAGGGACACTGTATTCAAAAGTCGTTCCACCATCATTTGCATCTGAGTTAGCTGATGAAACTGCCCACGTTGTACCACCACCAAAATTTAATTGTGCGTTTGTGCTACTTCCACTAAAGGAAAAAATTAGAGGTGTATAATAAGTATTAGTAATTGATTTTGCTCCAGTTCCTGTAGAACCTGAAGTTGGATCGCCACTATCTTGCCACGTACCATTTTTAGCGAAGTACAACTTATTATTATCCAAATCCAATGCTACTGAAATAATATCATTGGCTCCATAGGTATCTCCATAACTATCTGCACTATCATTATCTAATAGCTTTCCATCATTGCCGTAATACGCATAAGCTAAATCATCACCACCAAAATCTGTAAATCCTCCAGCAGTAGTCATATCTGATAAATCACCACTTGCAACAACGCTTTCACTTACAATTCCCACAAGAGTATATTTAGCATCAGTTTCTCCTCCGATTTTATTTTCAAAGTACCATTTTCCTGTATTAACAAATATTGTTCCAGATTTACCAACTCCACTTGCATTATAAAGTTTTAAATTTCCTTCTGAAAGAACGCCATCAGCACCACCTGCTTCAACTTCAGAATTAACTAAAGGATTTAACGTACAAAAATTGTTAGTGGGGGAGTCCGTCATCTGGTCTGTTGCGGCTAGATTGCTTTCAGTAAAATCTGTTCCATCAAAAGCACAATTTCCTAAGTTACTACTATCTTCAAAGTCAAGGTAAAAACCATTCGTACCTTTGTCTCCGGATAATCCTGATACATCTTTTGGCTTCCACGTAGTGGGAGTGTCCTCATCGAACTCCCCAAAATCTCCGACTACTTTTGCAGTTCCGTCAATTAAAACAAACTCTGCTAAATATCCGTGCATTCTGTCTTGTGATGAACTAATCCTAGCAGTTCTGGAATCAGAGTTCATAATCATATCTGTATTTTGGCTAGGATAACTTGATGTTGCTAGTGACGTTTCTTGTGTTCCGTTAATATAAATTTTGACACGATTGGCTTCTGTACTTTGTGTTGTGTCTATTAATACAATTATTGAATACCAAGCTAATGGATCACGAAAAACTCTATTTGTTTTAATATCCATATTATATGATCCACTTAATTTATTTCTTACTTGTAAATTCATTGATCCATCACAACTAATATCAAAGAAATTATTACTATCTACATAGACACTGTAAAATATACAACCACTATCAGTCTTTGCTGGTTTCCACCAAAAAGAAAAACTGCCTATATCTTCATTACCATCGCCTGTTGATCTGCTTAATTCTGGATCATCTGCTTTATTAAACCGACAGGAATTGGCTACTGAAAAGGCTGTGTCTGCTACTTTAGTTCCACCTAAGACGGTAATGGGCATTAAACCTCCAACGTCGGCAGTTCGCCTAATGGTCTTTCCATTACAACTGGATCTCCTTCATCCGCTGTATTTACAAAAGTATATAAAGTTTCTATGGCTGCTGTGTTAGAAGCATTGGTAATTGCTGTCTCCATTTCAGCACATTTCGTTCGTACTGCTGCTCTATGATTTGTAATTGCAGAAGGGACTGCTGTACCTGCGTCTGCTTTTCTAACTACATACCAATCTGTATCTTGAAGTATTCCAGCAGCTTGTTTTTTAACTTCTCTAATTTTAATTGTTTTTAATCCTTCAACTTTTACATCTCCAACAGATTTGTCAGATGGTAATTCTCCATCATCACTATCTTGTTGTGTCCATAAAGTATCTGCATGAGCTTTAGCTGTCGCATTTCCATATGAACCGGTAACTTTACCACCTGCAAAAGCATAAGAAACATCTGTATTAATATACCATTGCTCGTCTTTTCTTTTAGAAGTATCCATTTCAACTTCATAAATACCAATGGCTTCTCTTTCAGATTTACTCCATAAAGTAAATACTTGTTTTGAGTATTGATTACCATTAAGAGTAAACCCACGATTACCGCTAAAGTATTTTGTTATTGATCCGTCTTCTACTAATGCAAACATATTATGATAGCGTTAACGCTTGATTCCTTCCTACCTCTAACCATTTACTTCCATTGTATCTAAATACAAAAAGATCTCCAAGGTTAGCTGTTGTTGTCAAAGTTGGGGCCGTATCTGAGGCGAACTCGTACGCCGCGTTCCACGTCAGGGTCCTGCTCCCTGTTCCATCTTGAATGACTAATAAAGAAATAAATTCTCCTGTAACTCCTGAAGAAGCAGAACCTAATGTTCTGTTTCCAGCTAAAGTCACTTTCGCAACTTGTTGTGTTAATGCATTCCAAGAAATGGTTGCACCATCTGTTAAAGTTGCTTCCGGTGCCACAGCTGCTGCTGTAAATGATGCATAAGCACCATCATTAATTTCTAAAACTGATGTACCATCATACTGATGGAATATAATATCTTTACCATTTACTTTAGGTTGGATAATAACATCACTAGAAGAATTATAGATACGCAACATTTCTGTTCCATCGTCTTCGTAGATAATTCCACTTGCAGCTGTACCTGCATCTAATGTAATACCGCCTGCTGATTCTACATTAATTGAATCTACAGCCGTACCATCTGATACAACGTCTAAATCTCCATCTGCATTTGATGCAACATAAGTTCCTGTGTCTTGGAAGCAAAGTTTATTTGTTGAATTTAATGTTAAACCTGTTCCATCTGTGTGAGTTAAAGTTGTATCGTTGTCAGCACCAAATCCTAAAACAGCAGAGTCAGATCTTAAAGTAAGATCATCACCTATATTAGCATCTGCTGCAACACCAATACCTCCACCAAATATGGCAGACCCTGTTGTTGAACTTGAAGAAGCTGTGGAGTTACTAACATTAAGGTAACCGGCATCTTCCATTCTAAAAACTTCTGTGCCATCATATTGTTTAAATACTAAATCATCACTATTAACACCAAGCTGAATTATTTGTTCACCTGCCGTGCCGTCCATGTCTAGTGTTAATTGTAGTGTGCCGGCATCTTTAAATTCTACATTTCCACCTGCTGCATCAATAACAACATCATCTCCTGAATCAATTGTTACATCGGCTGATGTACTTGCATTTCCAAGTGTAACGGCTGCATCGCCTGCTGAAATATCGTCTGCGGCTATACTTGAAGCGGTAACACCTGATTGAAAGTATGTTTTGAATGTAGCGGCAGTTGTTAATCTCATTGTACCGCCATCGTTTGTAAGAATTCCGTCAGCGTCTGCAACAGCAGTTGTTCCTGTTGAAGCGCCACCGTCTATTAAATTAATTTCTGCTGCAGTAGCTGTTACATTTGTTCCACCGATATCTAATGTTGTTACAGAAATTTCTCCTGCAACCGTTAATAAACCATCTGCTACCGTTAACAAATCTGTATCGTCAGTATGACCAATTGTTGTTCCGTTAATTAAAACGTTATCAATATCTAATGAGCCACCACTAATTAATCCTGTTGTTGTGATTGTAGAGGAGCCTGTATCAATAGCTCCAAACCCAGACGTAATTGATCCTGAATCTAATGCACCTGTTGTTACAATACTAGAACTTCCTGCGACTACACCATAAATTGAACCAATCGCTGTACCATTAATTGTAATAGCATCTGCTTCTAATGTTCCGTCTATATCTGCATTTCCTGATATGTCCAAAGTTGCAGCATCTAATTCTCCTGATAAAGTAATATTAGTAGCACCAGTAATCGCACCATCCATTGCAATTGCACCATTAATATCTATTGTTGTTGCAGCAATTTGTATTTCTGTGTCTGCGACTAAATCTAATTGACCATCTGTAGATGAATTAATGTATAAACCAGTATCTCTAAAAAGAAGTTTGTTAGTACTATTTAAAGTTAACCCTGTACCATCTGTGTGAGTTAAAGTTGTATCTGAATCTGCACCAAAACTTAATACAGCAGA